ACTTGGGCCATAACGCCTGGCGTTTGGCCGAACCGAGCTCAGCTGCTTTCATGCACTCCAGGCGAGCTGCTTTCCAGGCTGCAATCGAGTAAGCGGTGGTGGCGTAATTGCCATGGGAATTATCAGCGATGAACAAGGCCTTGCTGTCTTGGGCAAGGGTGGGCCCCAAGCCGGCAGCCTGGGTGAAGATGGCGGCGATGGCTGCGCTTCTCGTCCTGATGGCAGAAATAGTCAGAGCTCGAGGTATAGCCTGGAGCTTGTCGATCTCACTGTTTCTCAACATCTTTTCAGTGATACCGACGTAAGCGCCGTACTTGGTGAAGGCACCAGTCTCTTTGGTGTCTGCCACGGCGAGCTCGGTGTAGGCTGCACCTTCAGCGACGACCGGCAGAGCTGCAACCCCTCCGAATTGAAGCCACTGCATATCATGCAGTGATCCATCGGAGGCTTGCACACTGGTGATCAGCTCGTACCACCTGTAAGCTGTCAGGTTGGTGTACAGGTCCAGGACCACTTTATTCATGGCATTGACGGCCAGATCTGAGAGGGTGGTGGTGGTGGCGGCAGCGAAAGCAACCCGGGAGGGGTCGAATTTGCCATGCATTTCCACGTCACCGGTGACTGCCCGGTACAAAGCATCTGCCCTTCGAAGATCCGGAGGGGGCAGCCTGGCACCTGGTGCGCCGAACATCCAATCAAAGTAGCCCTGGAACTGTTCAGCTGCAGCTGGTGCACCAGTGAGCTGCTGGCCTCGTGGGGGTTGGTTGCCGATCTTGACCACACTATCGGCGACAGCATCTTTGAGGTTCTCGATGCTGGCTTCGAGCCTGGTAAAACGTGCGTTGATAATTTCTTCTTCCATTGCTTGTGATTCTCCTTCGGGCGAAGCATCTTGCTTCGCCCCTACGATATTGGATTGAAATAGACCATTTGGATTGAGGGCAGGCTCATCGACCAGGTCAGCTGCGTATAACTCTTTGATGCGGGCAACGGGGTACTTTCCGGTTGCGCCGTCAGGTCGACCGCCGGCAGCCGGCAGCTCCTTACCATTTGCGGTGGGCCAGACACGATCAAAGTCGACGACAATGGACACACCGAGAGCGGCGGGATCTTCCCTGGCCAGGTCGAGCACATACTGACCGATATCACCGGCGGGTGAGCTGTGTGCTGATTTGCTGATCAGCAGGTCACCGACCAGCTTCTCACTCTCTACCCGGAAGTTACGGACCCGACCGAGATATTTACCAAGACCATCATGGAACCAGTCGGGATGGGTGAACCTGGACTTAACGCCGGTGGCTTTGGAGGATGCCAGCTGCTGCAGCTGAGACAAGGTGACCTGGTCGAAGAGCAACCTATGCCCAACCGCTTCGCCAGTGGTGGCGATGCTGACACCGAGAATGGCGTCTTCTGCGATGGATCCTGTGAGCTGAATGGGATTGCTGCGGAGTTTTTCTATAGTCACTCTGGAAAGTCCTCCTTTTCTATTGAGGGAGTTTCAATCCCTGCCCTCCTGGTGGTGATCTTGGTGTACTTCAAGGTAGCCGTGGTTTGGGGTGGGAAGCGATCATTGACGAATGTATAAATACCGCTGGCACCCAGACCGACTGCAAGACCGAAAAAAGCTACATCGATGTACGGTTGAGCTGGAAGGTAGAAATCCCTGGCCTTATATAACAAGGCAAAGAAGATACCAACAGCCATGGCGACAAGCATGAGCTTGTTCCCTGTCACGCCGAACTTCTTGATGAACTCGACTACCCCCAGGACGATCAAAGCCAGGGTGACAGGATTGACGAGAAAATTACTCAGGTCCATAACATACTCCTTTCGCAAGATTTGTTGAATTAGATGATCACGTGGTCCAGCTCGATCGTGACCAAAAATCTGAGTAAAACTACATTTTCTGCAAGGTTTATTGTTCACCCCCTCCACTACTTGGATCTGGATCAGTCGAACTTGTAGGATTACCGTTTGCCTTTTTAACCTGGAAACCAGTCTTATTACCGGCCAAACGTTTGAGGATGGCTTCGATGTCAGGACGGTCATCAGCAAAATTAGCTTTCATGCTGATCACACTTTCAACCGTGATGTTTGAACCCATGTACTCGCCAATCATATCGAGAAGTCGCTTGGCCTTGGCTTCCTGAGATGGGTTCATGGGTGGAAGAAGAATAGATTTCATTTTGGAGCCTCCATAGATTTGAGATTCAAGGGGCTAAAGCCCCTTGTTGATTACCAGGTTGATCACCTGCAGGCTTACCAGGTCTGGCGACTTCCTGACCTGGCAGCAAGACCGGCAGGATGGGATCTGCTTTAGCTTCGGCGATGATCTTGTCCAGGACCTTATCGTCGACGGTCTCACCGGCGAACTTGAGCACCATGTCAGTAGCGATGCGATGGAGAGTGGAGGACTTGCCAAGGAGTGTATTTTGCAGCATGGCGAAACCCTCGGCCAGCTTGTTGGCACCATCGGCGAGCTGAGCGTTATCACGCAGGGTGACATCGGGGGCTTCACAAGTGAAGATAACACTATACGAAGTGTCAGTAATAGCCGGCTGAGCGCCGATCTCTACTGCCCGCAGGAAGGCCTGGTACAAAATATCCTCCAAAACCCAGACGAAATATTCCTGTCTTTTTATCAGGAACTTTTCTGGCGGGGCTTGCATGGCTTCGGCGGTGGCGACATTGACTTCACCACCTTCACCACGCCAATGGGGAGGGAAGCCCGAACCGGCATCGATCAGCTGACGCACGGCTTTCATATCGAAGCCAGCGTCAGCACCACGCAGGTTAGGGGTGATGGTTTCCCACGTCTCGCTCTCGTCTTTGACGACGATGGACCCACTCTCGGGTGCGCTTCCGTACTGAGTGGACTTACTCTCGACCTTGTTGGAGGGGACCGTCACCAGGTACAAGAAGGCTCGAGCTGCCCAATGCAAGCGCACCCGGTCTTCGAGCATGCGACTATAACGCAGCAACCAGGGGATGATCGTGGTCAGGTCACTCTCACCCATGAGCGCACCGATGGGACGATTGACTGAATAGTGCAGCATGACGGCGTCTGACATGCCGGCCTCCGGATGATCGGGTGATAGCCAGCGCCTGGGTTGGAACTCACCGGCAGGTGGGTTCTCCCAATACACCAGCTCGGTCTCCCAGTCGTTATCGGCAGTCTCGATCTTCTGGATTTGATCTTTGGTAACAAAGCGAATGTACGACATGCCGTCGAGCTGGTTACGAAACAGGAGCACAAACAGATCACCGGAGCGGCTTAGCTCTTCGACCATGGGCACGAGGCGCAGGTCCATGTGATTCTTGCGGTGGGTCCAAAAGGCCTGGATGAAGCTATCGAGAGCTGCATCCACACTGGTGAAGGAGATCCCGGTGCCCACCACGTAGTTGACGGTGGTGTTGATCACCCGCCAGGCCATGGGGTTCTTGCGCCAGGCTGTCAAAGCATCGGTGTACAGCTCCTGGATCTCGGACCAGGAGCGATCATGCTTGCGCCCGCTGATGGTCTGCCAGTGATCATCGGTGGCCAGGTTGGGGGTTACGGTAAATTGCTCAATCTTCCGGAAGGTGAACAAACGAGCTAAGAATGACGGTGCTTTCACTTGACAACCTCCATGTAGCGATAACCATCTTTTTCGACACAGGTCCAGCCACGTGTATGCTTGATCCAAACTTCCTTACCGCCCAGCTCGTTGATCTGAACGGTCTCACCCTTGGAAAGGTGGCCGATTTGCCTGGCCAGGGCGCTAGGTAGATGCCGGATGTGGAGGTCTGGAAAGAGGGAGCGTGCCTGGGTCTTGTTGTAGATTGGGGGATCGACCACCCTATAGTTACCAAACCAAACGCGAGCTGCAGCGAGATCGCCGTTGAACCAGTTGGCGTCGGCCGTCGCGGTGCAGCCTGGGAAGAACCAGTAATCGCTGAACTGCCAGATGCGCCACGTGGACCAGCCAATGGGGAGCAACGGCTGATGATCACGGGTATAGTGAGCAACGATCAGGTCGAAGTTCTTAGCCCAGGCAGGCTTAGGGTGGATGAAATCATTCCAATAGCCGGCTGACGTATAAATGGCAGGCTTGATAGCGGTGAGCTGCTCAACCCGCTCGAGGAATGCCTGCAGTTTCGAAGTGATGCCTTCCACCCGCTCAGGAGCTTCAAGGTCAACAATATACCTGCCGTAGCCTTTACCGGCAGTGCGGATGAAATGATCAGCCTGGGCAATGGGGTCGTGCGCAGGCTGGTAATAGTGGTAGGGGGCGTGCGGGATGCCGGCAGCCATGCAGCCAGCCTTGTTAAGCTCGAAGGTGGAGTCAATAAATTTGATACCATCGGTGCACTTGTAATAAACAAATGGGACCCACCGAGCAGCAACAGTCCAATCGATAAGACCTTCCCAATGACTGACATCAACACCAAAAGTTTTCATGATCTACCTCCGCAAGAATAATTGAGACACGACCTGGTCGATCGGGATTCCAGGAATGCTAATAATCTGAGTAAATCTACATTATTTGCAACGATCGTTGCCATTAGAACTTTAGTTCCTCGAGGATATCCTTGGACTTAATCACCTGGCTTTCACCGGTACCCCAGGTTTCTTGATCAAGAAGACTGATCAGTGCAGCTGAAAGAACACAATCATCATGGACCAGGTCACCGGTGGCAACGTCACGGGTGCCATCCGGAACTGACCAGCGCATGATCTTACCCGGGCCATCCATAATCACATATTGGCAGTACTCGAGCTGGAGTGACATTTCAGGATCGAGCGGGTAATAATCTTTATAACGACCGGTCTCAATGATGGAAAGAAAAGACCAACCGAGATCTGATTTGCTGACCTGGCTGAACTCGAACGGTAGAACCTTGCTGCCAAGCTTATCAGCGAGGAAGGCGGCCAGACCAGCGCCAACGCCGGTGGCATCGATGATCAGCTTGACCGGCTGCCATAGATCAACAAGACCAAGAAACGTACCATAGAGAGCACTATGTTTGACACCCTGCCAGGATAAACGCAGAAGAACTTTATAAATTGGTTTAGTGACCAGGTGGTCGGTGGATGGGATCTCCAGCTCGAAGATGGTCAAAACTGTGCTATCCCGTTTCGGATTGGCCAGCTGCTCCAAG